ATGACAGGAATAGACAATAACATTGAAGTAAGATTGATTTACTTAGATACAAAAGAGGAGATAGAATTTAGATCAATAGCAAAAGCAGTTAGGTTTTTAGGTACTGATTACAAAACAATTATGACCTATATGAACCCAATTAACAAAAAACGATACAAGCATAACGATAGACTTTGTGTTGTTAGATTGAAAAAGTAACCCTAATTTTGCTTTATGCCATTGATACCTTTACCTAAGTTGTTAGAAAAAACCCAAAAGGTAGTAAATGCGTATATAAGGAAACGAGATGAAGGATTACCTTGTATTAGTTGCGGAAGCTACAATGGGAATCAAGCTGGGCATTACTTTACAGTTAAAGGGTATTCGGCATTAAGGTTTAACGAATGGAACATCCATTTACAATGTGCTGGGTGTAATATGTTTAAGCACGGCAACCAAGCAATGTACCGAATTGGCTTAGTTGAAAGGATAGGTGAAAAAGCAGTTAAGGAATTAGAGTTTGAGGCGGTTAACAATAGAGTTAAGAAATGGCAAAGAGCAGAATTAATAGAACTAATTAAAAAATATGGCGAAGCTAAGTAACACAGGAAAAGTATCCTTTGGTAAAAGAAAGACTGGTAAATACAAAAAGACATCTGGTCCAAAGGACAAGGCGGTTAAACCATATAACAGACAAGGGCGATGAAAGACACATACGGAAAGAAGCTATATACCTGTAAATGCGGTACAGTAACCGAAGGATATGTTTGGTTTGGTAAGATTAAAGAAACGCAATTTGAATGCACTAAGTGTGGCAAATGGGTTGGCTATGAAAACTTAGAGAAAAAAGTAGATAGTATTATTTCAATACGAACACCAACAAAAAACCGATAATGAATATCAACGAAATTAAACCTAACCCAAGTAACCCAAGAATTATTAAGGATGACAAGTTTAAAAAGCTGGTTAAGTCAATCCAAGACTTCCCACAAATGCTTGAACTTAGACCAATAGTCATAGATGAAAACAATATCGTATTAGGTGGCAATATGAGACTGAAGGCTTGTATTGAAGCTGGGCTTACGGATGTGCCTGTAAAACAAGCTAAAGAACTAACCGAAGAACAAAAAAAAGAGTTTATAGTAAAGGACAATGTAGGATACGGAGAATGGGATTGGGATGATTTAGCTAATAATTGGGATGAACAATTACTTACTGAATGGGGATTAGATATACCAAACTTTATTGTAGAAGAATTAGAGGCTAAAGATGATGAATTTAAGGTTCCAAATGAAATAGATTCTGAATTTGTTTATGGCGATATTATTGAGATAGGAGAACACAGATTACTTTGTGGGGATAGTACAGATAGCGACCAAGTGGCAAAGCTAATGAATGGACAAAAGGCTGATATGGTATTTACAGACCCTCCTTATAAAATAGAAACTGAAGGAGGATGTAAGGGAAATATTGGGCAAGGATTGAAAAAGCAAGGGAAAGATATAGAATTTATAGCAAACTTTGAACCAACTGAATTTTTACAAGTATTGCCTTTAATATTTGATAAAAACAAATTGAACGCTTACATATTTTGCAATAAGGAACTATTGCCAGATTATTTAGTATGGGCAAGGGATAGTGGTTATTCATTTAATGTGCTAATATGGAAAAAGCCAAATGCCATTCCAATAGGAGATTCACATAGACCAGACATAGAATATTTGCTTTTATTTAGAAAGTCTGCAATATGGAATAACGGATTAAAGGATGTTAACTATTCAAGATGTTTGGAATTTGGCAGGGAAAGCGGATTGCATCCAACAATGAAACCAATAGAATTAATTGCAAATGAAATGAAGATTAGTTCAAATGAAAATAGTTTAGTATTTGATTTCTTCTTAGGTTCTGGTTCAACAATGGTTGCTTCACATCAACTTAAACGTAAATGCTATGGTATGGAACTTGACCCTAAATACTGCCAAGTAATTGTAGACAGGATGAAAAAACTTGACCCAACCTTGATTATCAAGAAGAACGGAGTAACTTTGTAAAATAGTGAAACAAATGTGAAATTATGGCAAATGAACAGAATTTAACCCCATTTAAGAAAGGGCAAGTAGCAAACCCTAACGGCAGACCTAAAGGAGTTCCTAATAGTAAGACAAGACTTTTACGTTTATTGGAGTTGGTTACTAAGGTACGCAACCCAGTAACAGGCGAAGATGAGGAGTTTACAATAGCCGAGCAATTAGATATGCAAATCATAGCAAAGGCGAGGAAGGGCGATTTAAAGGCATACGAAATCCTTTTAGATAGATTAGAGGGCAGACCTAAACAAACAACCGACATAACCGCAGACATAAAGGGTAATGTGCAAATCACAATAGAACCAGATGCAGATTGTCAACCAATTAAAGATTAAGGCTACACCTGTCTTTTATGCCAATAAAAAGGCATACGAGGATGGTTATCCTATAATATGCAATGAAGGTGGGTCAAGGTCAAGCAAAAGTTATTCGGTTGTTCAGTTGTTAATTCATATTGCAATAAGCAATCCTAATACAAGGATTTCGTGCGTTTCGCATTCATTACCACATATTAAGCGTGGAGTTTATAGGGATTTCAAAGGTATTATGGAGCAATGGGGAATATGGGATGAAAAGGATTTTAGATATACCGATTTCATTTATACCTTTAAAAATGGTTCTTACATTGAGTTATTCGGTCTTGAAGACCCAGATAAAGCAAAAGGACCAGCAAGGGATATACTATTTGTAAACGAGGCAAACCTAATTAGTAAGGCTTTGTTTGACCAGCTTTTAATTCGTACAACTGGACAATCATTCTTAGACTGGAATCCAGCCGATTTTATTTCTTGGGTTTATGAGGTAGCTGATAACCCAATGAACAAGCGTATACATTCTACTTACCTAAACAACATCTCAAACCTTAGCGAAAGCCAAATAAGAAATATTGAGCAATACAAAGATTTGCCAGATGACTTTATGTGGAAGGTTTACGGCTTAGGCGAACGAGGGTCAGCAAAGGAAATAATTTACACTCAATGGAAACAATACGATGAAGCACCAGATGGTGATGTATTCTATGGATTGGACTTTGGTTACGTTCACCCAGCTGCACTTATAAAGGTTACACATCACGAAGGACAAAACTACTTTGAGGAAATAGTTTATCAAAGCGGATTAACTCTTAGCGACCTATCAAGATTGATTAAAGAAAAGCTACCAGAACGAGCAACAATCTATGCAGATGCAGCCGAGCCTAAATCTATTGAGGAACTTTATCGACAAGGCTTTAACATTAAACCAGCGCAAAAGGATGTATGGGCAGGAATAGTAAAAATGAAATCTTATCCAATAAACTTGCACTACAATAGCAAAAACCTAAGAAGGGAGTTTATGTCTTACAAATGGAAAAAGGATAAAAACGATAACGTAATAGAAGAACCTGTAAAGGCAAATGATGACTTGATGGATGCTTGTAGGTATGCCGTGTTTACACATTTAACCAAGCCTAAGTTCGAAGTGTCCGTATTTTAGGATAAAATAACTAACTTTGTTTAAAATATACAAAAATGGGTTTACTTGACTTTTTTACTAAAAGACAAAAACTATCAACAGTTTTACCACAAATACCTTTTAATGGACAAGTTGCGATACAACAAGGGATAATAACTTGGCAAGGTGGCGATAACATTAGTTTCGTTAATGATGGTTATTCAGCAAACGATATAGTTTATTCAATCGTTAAATTAATTGCGGATAAAGCAAAACTTGCTCCATTCCACGTTTACAAAGTAGTTGATGAAACATCAGCAAAAAAATACAAGGCTTTGATGAGCCAACCAGATAAGATTGAGAACTGGAAGGATGTTCAAAAGCTACATAAAAAAGCGTTTGAATTATATACAAAAGATGCAAGATTAAACGAGTTATTAAAATACCCTAACCAAGAAGATACCTTTGGAGATTTCGTAGAGGCTTGGTGTACTTTTAAATTAGTTACAGGAAACTCTTTTGTTTACGCAAAGATGATTGAAGGTGGAAACAATGATGGTAAGCCGTATGAAATGTACGTATTGCCTTCTCAATATATGTACGTGTTAGCGGACATTCAAAATTTCCCTCCAACGATTAGCGGTTACCAATTGAACTATGGTCCACTTTGGAACTTTACTAAACAAGAGGTACTACAAGATAAATACATAAACTTACAATGGAATACAACTGGGAATCAACTATATGGTCAATCTCCTTTGATGGCTGCTGCGAAAAACTTGACTCGTTCGAACGAAGCCAAGACTGCGGCGGTTGCGTCTTTCCAAAATGGTGGTCCAGCTGGAGTTCTATTTATGAATGATGAACGCTTTGACCCTATTAGTGGAACACAACAAGCACAAGCACTTAAAAAGGCGGTCAGTGAAAAAGGTGGCTCTGCTAACTTTAATTCTATTGCGGTTAGTGGTTACAAAGTAGACTGGAAACAAATCGGATTAAGTCCTGTTGAATTAGATATTATTGAGAGTGAGAAGTGGGATATGAAAGCACTTTGTAATATTTACGGAGTACCATCTCAATTATTAAACGATGCTGATAACAAGACTTATAACAACCAAAGAGAAGGAGAGAAAGCATTGACAGTTCGTTGTGCTATTCCTTTGTTAGTTGGTATTAGAGATAACTTGAATCGTAAACTTCATTCTGATTGGGGTTATCGTGGAACTGATATTTACGTTGACTTTGACCCAACTGTTTACGGAGAATTAGAAGCAAACAAAGCAGAGCAAGTAGAATGGTTGGATAAAGCGTGGTGGATTGCACCTAAGCAAAAGATGGATATTATGGGATTAGAGATACCTGATTACGTTGACCAAGCTGAAATGGAAAAATTATATATTCCATCAAGTTTACAAAGTCCAGATGAGTTCCAACCATTAACAATACCAGAATAATGATTTGGCAAGATTATAGGAAACTATATTTAAACGCAATAAAAACCTATTCGCCAAAGTTCAAGAAAGAACTACAAAGGCAAGTGGATACTTATTGCGATACCCAAGATTTAAACGCTATAAGCGATAAGAAGATAAAAAAGACCATCCAAAACGTTCATATTGCAATGGGCGTTAAGATGGCACAAATTGCCGAGAAAAACGTTTCTAAGTCGGTTAAAGGATATTACGGACCAGAGGAGTTTAAAAGTAAGCAGACTGATTTGTTTACTTATGTGATGTTAACTTATCTTGAACTAAAAGGATTAGATAATATAGCAGCAGAGATAACTCAAACAACTAAAAACCAAATTCAACAATACTTAATCAAGTCGGTTGAGGAA